CGCGCTCCGCCGGTCTGTTCCCCGGCCCGCCACCGCAGCCGCTTCTCGCGCCGGCGGAGCGACTCCTCGTTCAGCCGGATGCTCGGGTCGTCGGGGCGGACGGCCCCGTTCGCGGGACTTTCGTAGAGCACGTGGGGCAGGTCGGCCGCCATCAGCTCGATCTGGGGGTTGGTCAGCACGCAGCGGTAGCCGTAGTCGGGGATCACGATAAGGCCGCCCAGCAGCCTCAGCGGTCCTCCGTACCCGGGGTACTCCTTGATGAAAGCCGCGCGGCGGCCGAGATGGCATCGGCTTGGTATTGCGCGGCTTCCTTTGCCGTCATCGTCATCCAGTCGTTGCGCATATCCGCTGTTAATGCCATATTGGTCCAGTATGCACGCAGCGGAATTTTTTTTTTGGCCGCCACGATCACGTCCGTGAGCTGCCACTCCTCCCACTGACGCACATAGGCCCACCAGCGCCATACGATGCCGTACAGCAGCCGGATGCGGGCATAGCCGTTGAGCGTGAACAGCGCCGCCTGCTTGTGGTTGAAATAGGGGTCTTTGCAGAGCGAGCGAAGCGTCGAGGCGCTGTCGTCGGGGCGCGTGAGGTCGCGCGACACCCACAGCCGGGTCAGCCGCTCGATGGTGTAGGGCTTGATGCCCCGGATTTTCACGCTCCGTCGCGTTCCGCGAACGGGCACCCGCAGCGGACGGTCGCTGACGATGGCCTCCAGCTCGGCCTGTGCGAATTTGTCGGGTTGTTTCAACATCTTGTCAATCGGTTTTTTCAGGGTTCTCCTCCGCCGACGTGCGGCGGTCGTTCCGCGGCTTCCGGCCCGTCGCCGGCGCCGGCGGGCGGATTCGCGCCGCCCGGAAGGAAAAGGGAGGCCCTGCCGCGGGGCCTCCCTTGCCGGGGTGGGGGTCAGGCCGCCTTGAGCACCATATAATCGGCAAAACCAGATGTGACGGAATCCAAAACCACGTGTGATTTTTGACGGTCGAGAGTCAGCCAAAACCAAAAGCGACGAAAATTTCGCACACGCAGGACTTACGAGGATTCCTGTAAACATAAAACGAGCACCGTTCGAATAGCTGTCAAATGCCATTCGAACGGTGCTTTCTTTTGCGGCGGAATGTTGTCAGCACAGCCCGCATCAGCCTATATACCCCCCCCCGAACAGGGTTCCCTGCTCCTTATTCTCGTAGTTGCATACCATCCACTCCTCCTGCCGGCGGCGATTCGTTTTCGAGGCGCTGATCGTGCGTTCGACGCGGTGGATGATCCATCCGTTCCGCTGGGCGTAGCGGTCGATCATGTCGAAAGGAAACATCGTCAGCATGAACTTTCCTTTCACGGTTTCGAGCAACTGTAGGAGCCGCTCCATATGCTGCTCGGAGAACACACCCTCGTAATGCCCGCAGTCGGAGTTCACATAGGGCGGATCGACGAAGTGAAAGGCATCGGGAGCATCGTAGCAAGCGATCACATCGAGGGCGTTCCGGTTCTCGATGGTCACGCGCTCCAGGCGGCGGCAGAGTTGCTGGGTGAACTCGTCTTTGGCGTTGCGCAGTTTCTTGGGCATCGTGCCGCTGAAATCGTATCCGAACGATCCGTCCATCATCGATGCGAACGACACCTTGCAAAGCGTCCAGACGGCCCATGCCCGCTGTACCGGCGTAAAAAACTGCGGGTAGGCGTTGATATGCGCTGCATGGGCATGGATATCCCGGCTGTGAAGGGTTTTGTCGATCTCCTGCTTGAGATCGTTGTAATAGACCTGCGCGCACCAGTAGAAGTTCGTCAACTCCATGTTGATGTCGTTGATGAATTCCGCCTCGGCCGGTCGTTTTGCAAAGAGGACGGCCGCGCCGCCGCAGAATGCCTCGGTGTAGATTTTATGCGACGGGATCAGAGGCAAGATATGCTTGAGCATCGTTTGCTTGCCGCCGTAGTAGGAAATAGGGGTTCTCATGGTTGCTTTTCAATTAAATTTGGTATCTTTGCCGTACTCTTACCTACGTGCTGGGTTTATGGCACAAAAAACGCCTAACCGCGATTGAGGGTATTCCCCCGGTCGTGCGGTTAGGCGCCTTTGTGTTAGTACGTAGGTAAGAGGACTTGCTAACAGGCCGGGGGATTCTTTATGCCCTCCCCCGAAGGGCTGCGGATCAAGCCGTGTACCGACCGAAGTCGATGCTGTCCTTCGCTTCCCAGCCGGCTTTCAGCGTACTCTGTATGTGCGCCATTGCCGCCATGTAGAAGTTCTTTAGCTCATCCAGCGTCGCAAACTCCCGGTAGACCGGCTTTTCATCGGTTCCGAGTTTGAATACGACCGGCAGGTTCGCACCCTGGGTCTGGACAGCCAAATCGAACGAGGCTTTGTAGTTGAACTGGTTTTCGGTCGAAAGCCACACCGGAGCGTCCTCCCAGACGAACCCCGACAGGATTTGCGCGTCGATGCGGGTATTATACCACGCCAGGATCGTCGCCCTCACCTCGTCGATGGTCGGCCGGTGGTCGAACTCCGCCTCCTCGTAAGAGACGGCAGCATCGGCCTTCTGAATGTCCCAGCGGACTCTCCATTTGTCTTTGCGGGGGTTGATGCACTCGATGGGTGCGACACCCGCACTTCCTTGTATTCTCATGTGAAAATGTACTTGGTTTTGTTCTTTCCGAACTGCTCCGACTTGATCGTAGTCTCGAAGGGGAAGCCGTCCGGCATCTCGCGTATCTGCTGAAGGATGTTCTTCATCTCTTCAGAATTGGTGAAGAACTTGCGCATGTCACCTTCCAGTTCGATCTGGACGATGCAGCGGTCTTCCCCCTGCTCGGTTTTGATTCCGGTCTCGAAATCATGCACGACAATGGGAAGGTTGACCAGTTCGCGGATGGAGATCACGGCTCCTTTGAACCGTTTTTTCCCATCCTCCGGCGTGTACGAGACGCCCAATTGCTTAAAATTTTTCATATCGATACCTGTTAGTTGTTTGAAAAGCCTTTTGCAATCGGCGTGTTTGGTCATCCCGTAAAAGGATGCCGTCAATACACGCTTTCGTTTTCTGCTGCTGATCTCGCTCATCTTCCGGGCGAAGGTCTGCTTGTTGCGCTTGCGCAGCCGGACATGATCCGGATAGATCACGTAGCCGAGGAAGTCGATGCCTTCCGTTATCGGGAAGATGCGCTCGTTGGATTTCACCTCCAGGCCGATGGCCTCACAACATGCATGCACCGCATCCCGAATCGTCCACAGTTCCTCTTTCGTTCCGGCCAGCACACGGCCGTCGTCGCAATAACGGTAATAATACCGCACGCCGTGGCGGTCTTTAAGCTCATGGTCGAGATGTATCGACAGGATCAGGTTGGCCAGTCCCTGCGACGAGCGCAGTCCCATGCTCAACCCGTGAGGCATCATCCGGATAAAACTATCCAGCATCACCAGCAGCAGTTCGTCTTTGAAGACCCGCCGAATGGCCGCGACGGCCACCGCCTGATCGACGCTCTCGTAGAATTTACGGATGTCGAACGTGTAGCAGTAACGGGTCCCTTCGGGGTTTTCGGCGATGTCCCGCCGGATGTACTCCATCAGGTCGTGCATACCCCGGTTCTTGATCGACGCGGCGGTCGTGCGGATAAACCGACGATGCAGGTGTTCGTCCACGACCCGCATGATGGCGTTGACGGCAATCCGGTCCTTTAGGGGAATGACCTGTATCTTCCGGACTTTGCCCGCTTCTACGATCTCCATCTCCCGGTAGCCGCTGATCCGGTACGTGCCGGCGGCGATCTGCCGTCCCAGTTCCTCGAGAACCGTGTCCTTACGTGCGATCAGGAGCCGCCCGACCCGGCTGCGCTTGCGCTTCGAACCACGCAAGACAGCCCTGAACGACGCATCCATGTTGTCCGTAGCGACAACCTCTTCGAGAATGTTTCCGTCTCTACGCATTTGCCTTCAATTCTCCGGGCCTGACTTCTTCGAGAACCCCTGCGGGAACCTACCAAACTCTACCCGACGCTGTATTTTCCGCCTTTCCGGCCACGGGCCGCTGCTGGCGAGGCTCCTCCCCCTCGGCACTGCGGTGGGGACACGTCCCCGGTGCAGTAGGCCGATAACGATAATCTGCGCTTTCATCCTTGTTTGCGAGCCGAGAGCCGATGTTCGCGTTCGTGTTCGACGAATCGTAGTTCGTGTTCGCGTACGACACGCCGCCATTCGCGTTCGCATTGTTGTTCGACCGATAGACCACACGGGCTACGGGGGATTCCGCCTTTCGGAATACAAAAATAACAAAATCTTCATCTTAAACCCGTTTTTGCTGTTTTCAAAAATATTTCCGAGTGGCTTACGCCACTTTCAACCGCCAGCGTCATTCGACGCCGGCGGACGCTTTATACTCGCTGACGCTCGTCGCTTTGACGATTTTTCCGCGGAAGGCGAGCCGAGAGCCGATGTACGCGTTCGTGCACGACGAATCGTAGTACGTGAACGCGTACGACACGCCGCCATACGCGTTCGCATAGTAGCTCGACCGATAGACCACACGGGCTATACCGCTGGATACGTTTTGCCAGTCATAATAGCCGGAAGATTCCGAACCGCCGCCGCGGGCGACGATGATATCCATGTGCCGGCCGTGAACCATGTTTGCGGGCCAATATTCCGCAAATGTTGCGATACCTTGCACAACGCGCGCGGGGCGGCCGGGCGTTTCGATGCTCCACCGACCGTTCGCCTTTTCCTTATTGAGGGTAACATAATCCAGCCATTCGCACTTATCCCCCTGCCAGCATTCGTAACCCAACACGTTCGTCGATTTCGCGTCCTTGAGTGTTTCCCCCTCGTAATAATAGGCGCCGGTGGTTTTCTTTTCAGGGTTGATCGTATCCCGCATACCGAGCATGTTCGTCAGGCCGCTGCGCTTGTTGTACGAGCTTTCGCCGTAACCGCACTGCCCCTGCGAATCGCGCATGCCGTACTTCGCGTAGAAAAGGTTGGCCACATCCTTGTGCATATCCCAATCGATAAGCTGAAAACCACGCCCGGAGTTCGCGGCATAAACCTTGAGGTCGCCCTGCGAGATGCTGCCCGTGGCGATCTCTCCCGAAATGGATTTCACGAAATCATCCTCCAAAAGGGCTTCGTAAGCTGCACACAGGCATTCCGTGTGCTCGCACCAGTCCGGCTCGATAGCCTCGATCTTATCACTCGTCGTCAGCAGCACATAATCGAAATCCGCAGCGGTGACGATGGTGAAGGCCAGCCGCGTAGCGCCGGCCGGGATCGTGCTGAACAGATACATCCCATTCAGGATACCCGCGCTCGACGTGGCACGGAGCCGCCCGAGAATGTTCCCTGCATCATCCAGCCACACCGCGCCGTAGGCCGCGGACGGCAGCGACGGAAACCGCACCTGCCGATAGCCTTCCGGCAGCGGGACGACACAATAGGAATCGGCGGAAACGGCCGTCGCGGCATCTTCCAGGGTCGTGTACTCTTCCGATATGCGGATAGCCGAGCCGGCGACAGTTTCGATATCCTCCCGCATCAGCCTTACGCTCTCCCCGTCCACGACCGGACATGCTGCATCCGAACTGAAGAAGGAGTATTTCTTCTGATTCAGCAGGTCGTTCACGCCCTTGTACCAGTAATGCGGCTCGTACACCCACACATCACCCTCTTTGCCTGTGAGGACGGCCGGCGTCGCCAGCGACACCTCTTCGGCATCGGCGTAATAGTTCGAGTTCGCATCGTGAAGCGGGAAGATCGTAACCTCGCCGTCCGCGGTTTTTCTGCCCAGAGCGCGGTGGCGTTGCCGCAGGATCGCCGAGATATGGCCGCTCGGAGCGAACGCCGTGTCGAACCTGTAGCCCGTTGAGTTGTCGAGGTTCGAGATGTTTGCCGCGTCCAGCACCGAATCGTCGAACTCGATGCACGTAGAGGTCGGCTGCGTGATCGTCAACTCCGGGAAGTGAGCCGTCAGCACCTCATAGAGGTCATTTTCGAGGTAGACGGTCAGTCGGTATGTTCCGACAAGGCGGCAGGTCGTCGTATTGCCGCCCTGCTCGTCCACGCCCCCGACTTGCAGCAGGCTGCGCAGCAGCGAGCCGTCTCCTTCCATGTCAACGCCCGTAACGCGCAAGTACTTCACGCCCGGACACCGGCTATAAAGGCTTTGCCAATTCAGCAGCGGGCAGCCGTCGATCACCAGCCGGGTGATGCTACCCGTGCCTTCCAGCGTCAGGCCAGCGTCGGCCAACCTGCCCAGGTAGTGCAGCTCCAGCGTCTGGAGCGTCGCCGGAAGAACCGCCGTGGCCAGCGGAGCGCCCTGCGCGAACGTCACACCCGTGAGGGCGCTCTTCGAAGCGCGCAGCGTCTCCAGCTTGCTATTGGCGCTCAGGTCGAGCGTCGTGAAGCTGCCCGACTGCAGGCCGCTCATGTCGAGGTTCCGCAGGTTCTTGCACCCGCCGACCAGCAGAGCGTTCAGCGTGCCCTGGCCCGCGGCGCAATGCACATCCAGCGTGCGCAGCGCCGTACAGTTATTCAGGTTCAGCGTTTGCAGCAGCGCATGGCTCACATCCGAAAGGTCGAGGCCCCGGATGCGGCTCGCACCGTAGATGTACTGCGGATCGTTGACGATCAAATCCGTGTCCAGCGTCAGGGCGACCGTGCTGTCGGCTCTTTCGGCCAGAACCGCGCTCTGGTGCGGCGTACCGCTCGTATAGCCGTAGCCGAAGTAGTAGCGTTCGCTGGCCGTGATCCGGATTTTCCGGTTGTCGTGGCCGAAGGCGTAGCCAAAGTAAGCCGTGAAACTGTCCGAGCGGTACGTGCCGGCGACGTACATCGCGTCAAGCAGCGCAAAGCGGTTCCTGATCGTGAAAACCCGGTGCGCGTAGCGGCTGCCCTGCAAGGCGTACAGGTAGTCGTAGGTTTTCGTCCCCTCCGTGGTTGAAACACCCTCGACGAGCGGCTGGATATACTTGAAATAGCCGTCCTTGTTGTAGATACGCTCCGACCAGTTGCCCATCTGCTCCACGTTGAACATCCGCAGCACCGACTCCGTGCTCATGTTCGAACGGATCGTCCCGGCCGTCGCCATCAGTTTGTCCGGAAGCGCCGCACGCACCAGTTTCCACAACACGCTGTCGTGCCCGGCAAAGGCATAGGAACCGATGCTCTCGTCGTAGCTTTCCTCGGTGATAGCATAGTCGTAAGCCAGCATCGAGTCGTTGCGGCTGCCCAGAATCGTATCGGCATCGTAGGGCAGGAAGTACCAGACCGACCCGTCCCATGTCGCCAGCATCATGTTCTTCGCGCGCTGATCCACGGCCATGAAGTAATCGGTGAACAGATACCAGGCACACAGGGAATCCAGGTCGAAATACTGCGACACCTCGGCGGCGAACCGCTCCGGGTCGTTCTTGCACCCCACAACCCACGACCAGAGTCGCTGCACCGCCGCCTTATCCTCCGCGTGCGCATCCGCCCACGTCGTGTCGGCTTTATAGCGGAACTCCAGCGCATCGTCGAAGGCCGTCATGTCGTCCGTTGCGAACAGGCACAGCGGCTGGCTGTTGTTTAGGAACTCCAGACAGACGCACCTGTTCCGCGCCCCGGCCAGCGCCTCGGCGTCGTTGAAACCCTCGATCTGCTCGAAGCCGTAGACCTGGTGGCTGTCCGACTTCTCGTTGTTGAAGTTGAATTTGCCCAGATAGGAGTTCTCGCCGCTCCCGTCGCTGTCGTAGAAGCCGTCGCAGGGGAAGCCGTCGATGCCGATACGCACGTCGTAGGCCCCCTTATAGGCGGCCTGCGGCGGCGTGAGAAACCCGCACTTCTTCCATACGTCGTTCACCAGCCGCACCGCTCCCGTGTTGTGCGTCGATGAGGAATCCGAGAAATCGGCCTTCAGGCAGAAGATCGACACCGGACGTGCGCCCGGTTTGAACGCGTATTTCAGATCGGGAACATCGACACCGTTCACGGAGAGCGTCGTGCCGTATTTGTCCTTGCGGTCGAAATACAGGCGGTAATTCTTGCGCGGGTAGGTTGTGGAACTCGTGCCCTGGATACGCAAACCCACGCCCCGGGCCACGAAGTCATACTCTTTCCCGTAAGCCGAATAGAAATAGACATCGGCCGGCACTTCGAATTTCTTGTTGTTCGTCTGGTTCACGAGTTCCACATCCCCGACGATGCGCAGCACGCTGCGGCCTTTGGCGCGCAGCTTCTCGATATCGACCGACGCACCCTCTTCGTCCATCACCTCGTTATTTTCGAACAGCGTGACCATCTCGTCCGTGGTCGTGCGGTCGATGATGAAGTTCGAGAGCATCTCGTCGTCCGTGAGCGCCTTTTCGTACACCCGGATGGAGCGCATCTCCACGTCGGCGGCATCCGAGCGCACCGTGATGGTCGCGGGCGTCTCCTGCAGAAAACTCTCTGCGGCGGCATACTGTTTCGCACCGCACCGGATGCCGTTCACGTACAACTCCATGAGCCGCGTGTCCGCCTTCCGCTGCACCACGAACCCGATATGCAGGTCCATGTCCTCGGCGAACTTCGTACTCACGGACGTACCGGCCGAAGCCGTCATCAGCGCTTCCTGCGCCGTCATGCGGAAACCCACGCCGTCCGCCATGCACGAGAGCACCTCGCCGGCCCGGTCGGTGACGTTCGAACAATTCAGTTCGAACTCATAGGTCGCACCGCTCGTGGCGGCATCCGCGGCGAAAGGCCGGAAACCGATCTCAATGCCCGCGCCGTTGATCATCTTCAGCGCGTCGCCCGTCCATCCCGAACTGCTCCAGTCGAAGCCTTCGAACGTCGTTTGAATGTCGTTATAACGCCATTCGGCCGGCGAGGACTCCGTGTTGCTGCGGCCCGCTGCCGAGAGTTTCAGCACAAGGGCGTCCGTCGTCTCCGCGATGTCGATGTTCGAGGCCGTAACGTCGATGTAGAACAGGTAGGACGTCACTCCGCACAGGAACATCATTTCGATGCGCTCCTGTTCCGTAAATCGGTTCACATACTGCTGCACCGTGCGCGGAACGCTCACCGTCTGGCTCTTCACATCGTCCCGGTAGACCGACATCGCGGCGGGAGTCGCAGCGGGGTCATAGACCACGAAGTCGAACGACACCTGCTCGTACTGGCCCGCTTCGAGGCGCGGCGTGCGGTGCTCCGCCGGGGAGAAGATCCGCCCGTCCCCAAAGCGCATCATCGTGCCGATGAAGGGCGTCGTGCCGCCTGCCTTCAGGATGTCGAGGTAGATGCTCTCCGACTTGAGCGTCAGCGACTCGTCGGCCTCCATCTCGGCGACCATCTGCACGGTATGACGCCCGGCGGCAAGACCGATCATCGAGAGGCTGAAACTCCCGTTCGTCGTGCCCGACTTCGTGACGGTCGCCGTATCCTTCTGCGTCCCGTCCAGATACAGCGTGACGGTTTTCGTGCCCGAACCGCTCACAGCAAAGGGGATCGTAACCGCATCGCCCGCGTTGTAGCCGCCGCCCGCAATGCCGGCCGCAAGGTTGTAGCTGCTCGTAAGGGTGAGCGTGACGACCTTCACGCTCACGTAGCCCTGCTTGGTCTGCGTCTTGCCCGTGGCGGGGTCGGTCGTCGTGGCCTTGACATAGATGTCCGTAGTACCCACCGACAGGTACGCCCCAAGATCGAGCGTGTAGCTGCCCGCACTCACATTCTGCACGTTCTGGCTGAACAGCGTCGTCGAACCGCGCAGCAGCGTGATCACGACCGTCGCCTTCTGGCCCGTCGAAACGCCTTTTTCGTCGCCGCTGCTGTACTGGTGGTCGTAGGTGTAGGTCAGGCGCGCCGTGTCGCCCTCCTTGATGAGGCGTTTGTCCACCGAAGCGCCCAGCACGATCTTCGTGGCCGAAGCATCGCCACCGCTGCCGCCGCTGCCGGCAGGAATGTCCACCGCGGCGATCTCCGCACCGCTCCTGTTCGTCAGTGCCAGCCGCACCGTGCTCTCGTCTTCGCTCGGCTCGGCGCTCATGCCGAAGACGGTGACGGCGTCGATCTCGTTGATCCGGGCCGTGACGACCCTGTTTTCCACGGGATTCGTACTCTCGGGATCGAGCGTCTCGTCCGTCTGGGGAACATCCACGTCGATCGTGACGTTGCCCGAAGCGTCCGGGGTCAGTTTCTCACCGTTGAAGGTGATCCGCTTCACGGCCCCTTTGGCTCCGTACTCCTCCCAGGCCGCCGCCGTGAGGAACGATTCGACACGCGTGGCGACGAAGCGGTACTCCCGCCAGTCGCCGGCAGCAACTTCGAACGTGATGATCACGCCCGGCTTCTGCTCGTCCTCAATCTCGGCGTCCGCCAAAGCTGCGACGGCGGTCTCCAGCGTGTAGTAACCCTCCGCAAGGGGCCGTTCCAGCGTCACGTTGTAGAACCCCGAGCCGCTGCCCGAACCGCCGCCGAAACTCCTCCAGTTGGCGGCCGCGGTGAACCCCTCGGCGGCATTGCCCGTGAACTGCTTGCACGTCCATCCCTTCGCCGTGAGGAAGATCAGCACGACGCCGTCCTGCTGCACATCGGCAGCGCCCGCCGCAATCAGGGCGTTCGCTGCAGCGGTGACATCCGCATACTGCGTCGTCACGCCCAGGATACGGTTCACGTTGACGACCGTGCCCCGCAGCTCGCCGGTCACGGTCGAGAGGCTCGAGAGCGCCGCTTCTACCTTCTTGGTCACGGCATCGGCCGTCGCCGCAGCGGTCGCTGCATCCTCGGCATTCTTTTTCGTGGTCGCGGCGAGCGCGTCGAGGTCCTTGAATTTGGTGTCCGCCCGCGTGATAAGTTCCGTCACGCTTTTGGCGGCATCCTCCGCAGGCTTCGACAGCAGCGCAATCGGAACCTTCACGACCTTCGTGCCCGACATGGCCGGGAGTGAATTCACGCCCGCGAGCGATGTCGCCGTCTCCAATTCGGAAACACCCTGCGACGAGGCTTTGATCTCGTCGAGAACCTCTTTTTTAAGCTGCTGCTTCTCTTCGTCTGTAATTGCCATAGCTATGCTTCCGTTTTAGAGTTGTTGTTCAGTTGCGCCAGCAGGCCGTCGATAAAAGCGCCGGTCGTGAAATGTTCGAAAACCCGCGTGAGGATTTGGGCCTGCTCGTCCGTGATCTCGATTTCATCCTCGCTGTGATAAATTGCGAAGGCGAGATCATGCGCCACGATGCCCTGCACCTTCATGTAGAGCAGATCGGCGATCTCACGCCGGATGTCGCACGTTACCTGCTGCCGCTTGGAGATATCGGCATAGTAGCCGAATGTTTTGAGGTTGATCTTTTTCATAATTTTATGCTGTTACTTCTACATACCATTTGAGGTTGTCTTCACCGAATTTTCCGCCGCTGACCTGCTCGCGGACACCTGTAACCACCACCATTTTTCCCGCTGGAATGCTCAAATCCGTTCCCGTGAATTTGCCCAGAAAAGGAGTATAAGAGGTATCCGTGCTTTTCAATTTATACCGAACAATCGCATTGGCCGGTTTCCAATTGCCACCTCGCGTCGCTGGGTTGTAAATGCGCAAAGTAACCCCGTTGTATTCATCAAGACCCGTAGGCATTATATAGGTCACGTCGTTGTAATTGGTCGGTTCTATAATCAGACTGTTCGTCTCATACTTGCCATAAAGAATATCCACATCATTACCCGCCTGGATGATCGCAGAGGTGGGTTCGAACGGATGGGCCATTCTCGCATGTACCTTTATATACCGGCGGCTCCACTCCAGAATAGGGTCGTCCCATAATCCGCAACTGATTTTCCCGGAATCCCAGCCGATGTTCAATAAATTCCCGCCAATCGTGCCGTCGGCATTCAGATAGGTGCGACTTTTCCCTTTGTTACCACCCGACGGGTTGGACTGCTCTTTTTCTGCGGATACGATGCCCGTCTGCGTAATGCTCCAGCCGCCGATCGTACCGGCCCCCGCCGCCATCGAACCGTCCTCATTGATTTTGAAGGCTTCGTTGGCGGTAATAAGACCCTCCAGCATAATGTTCGCCGCCTTGATCTTCACGCCCTCCGCGGTCGCTCCGACGAACGAAACCAGATTGCCGTCACCGCCGATGACGTACATCCCGGCAACATCGGTCTTGCTGACCAGTCCTGTCGTATTGATCAGGTTGCCGTTGATGTCGAACGACTCCGTGGCGATCTTGATCAGCCTGTCGGTCTGCTCGAAGAGCGTCTTGTGCGCGTAGACGAAGTCCTCAATATGGTCGAGCGACAGCATCAGCATATAGAGGTACATCTTGCCGCTAAAGGTCAGGCGGAAGTCGCCCGTGCCGTTCCACAGCCCGCTACCCTCGAAGGTGCGGTAGCCGTCGCCGGCCTCGATCTGCTGCGTGATGCGGAACTCCTGGAAGTTCTGGAATCCCGTCTGATCGACGCCTTCAAAAACGATATCCAGTGCACCCGGCTCAAGGCATTTGTAGAAGAACGTGAGGAACACCGGCTTGGCCTTCAGGAGCCCATCCAGGCCCGGCTCATAACTCGGCCGCGTTCTGAAATCGGCGCTGCGCTGAAGGATGAAATTGCGGTTGACGCACATCACCGTGCGCCCGTCGTGCTCCTCGATACCGGCGTATGCTCCCTTCGTCGAGTAGGGGACGCCATTTACCCACAGGTATTTCCCGCCCAGCGTGAAGAACCGGATGTCATTGTCCGTGTCCCAGTAGCGCATCCCATCCCCGAAATTGGGGTTGGCAAGAAAACTCTGCCCCGTCGTGAAGTCGTTGCGCATTGATGCGATGCTCGAACGGATCGTGCCCTCCATGACCTCGAATTTCGTGGCCACGTCCTCGCCCGTCGTGAGCAGGAACCGCCCCCGCAGGAACGCATTGTCGGCATAAAGTCCGTATCCCTGCGGCTGGGCATCCGCCGGGAACCAGTCGTCATTGATGCCGTCCAGGCTGCCCAGACGGGCGTGCAGACAGCCGTCGAACGTCTTGCCGCTTACCCCGTTCATTACATCGATGCGGGGCTGCCCGTCCTCCGTGGCCGCGATGGAGATCAAACCTTGACGCAGTGGGTCACGGCTGCCCATGAGCACGCATTCGTCCCCGACGGCCGGCAACGCATCCCCGAACTCCGAAACGGCGACCGAAGCGACTCCACCGTCCACCGAAGCGATCTCTACCCAGTAGGATTTCGGGCGGTCACCGTTGAACACCGAGCAGCGGATCATATCTCCGGCAAGGAACGGGCAGCCCATCTCAAACGTCAGCAGGTAGTGTTCGCCGGTGGCGTCCGTATTGACGCTCGCCACCTTGCCGTTGGCTGCCGACACGATCATCTGACCGCCTACCGAACGGACCTTCTCGACGAGCATCTCCAGCACCTTCATCGTCTGCCGGACGGTCAGGTGATCCACGGTCAGATTGGAGCGGCCCTGGTCGTTCTGCCACAACTGCCACCCCGAACCGGTCATGCCGTCCACGAACGATGACGAACGCAGCAGGCTGCGCACCACCGCCGTCAGCAGTTCCGCATTGCCCCGGGCATCGATCTCACCGCCCGTCACGCCGCGCTTGAAGCCGCCGACGCGAAGACCCTGCTCGAAGGTGATCAACCCCTGCGCCGTATCCGCAGACCGTTTGTTGAGAAACTCCTTCATCGAGCGTTTCGACGAGAAGAGGTTGAAATCGCTGGCCGGAGTGTTTTCCCAACTGCGGACGATGTCCGGAAGTGCGGCCGAGGCAGTCTGGGCATAGTGTTTCACCTCGCCCAGTTCCTCGTTGATCTTCTCCAGCGCCCCTTTGCCCAGGACATCACTGACTTCGATGTCCATCTCCGTCGGCCGCTGCAAGTTCTGCGTGATCGACGTGATCCGGCTCGAGCGGTAGCCCGTGCCGGGAAAATACTGATCGCTCTCGAGGCGAATCCGCTGCCCGACATCGAGCGCCACACCGCGCCGCTCGAGATCGACGTAATCCGTTGCGGCCTTGTAAACGTAGCGATCCTTGTCGTGCTCCTGCAGGTACTCATCCACCGCCTGGGCAAACTCCTTTTCCGCGAGGGCATAGTATTCGTTCGGCATCCGGATGTTCCAGAGGATATACGTGTCGCCCTTCTTGGGAATCAGCAACCCGCCCGGAAGTTGCGTATCGTCATCGTAGGGCCATTGGGTGATGATCTCGAATTCTTTTTTTCGAGTGTCGTAGTTCACCTCGAAGTCCCGGCCGTTCAGTTCGCCGCCCTGGAAGGTCACCTGCTTCACGAGACCCCCGATTTCGTAGCTGTTCGGATCGAACGTCAACTCCGAATCCTTGAAGTAGTAAATCGTGAACGGCTTGCCATCCTCGCCCGTTTTCTGCTCGCTGCGCACACTCGACACCGTACCGATTCGCTTCGGGTAGATACCCGAGAAAGCCTCCTGCTCGTAATGCTCGACGATGCCCTGCTCGGTGTGCTGCTCGACGTAGGACATTCGGCCGGGCAGTTGCAGCCGGCTGTAACCGTAGACCTCCGGATCGATGTTGCGCGTCGAGCCAATCGGGAACAGGCGCGTGAAGAACTTGATGTTGCTGGCCGCCTCGCGTTCGAGTGTCAGAAGACCGTTGTCATAGCCCAGCGTCACCGCCTCGCCGTATTCGCAACGGCACAGATTGGCCGTGAGACCGTCGAACCAATACTCTGAGTTCGTCGCCTCGGCGATCTTCGCAAGGGCTTCGTCGCAGTAGGTTCCCTCGTAGTCGATGGTGATATTCTCCGAGGAGATCACCTCGCCGACCTTCCAGTCGGTTGTGCCCATCTGGCGATTGATGTTCGCCACGGCGAGCGCCATGTGCTCCCGTGCCGGAGCCGTGAGCGAGAAGATCGGGGCGTTCTCACCATCGACCAGTTTCAGCATCAGGGCCTGCTTCAGGAGACTCTCTATGCCGTAGAACTTGCAGTCGTACTCCCATTCGACCGTCGAGGTTTGTTTGGGAACGTACTCTTCCATAACCCAGAACCGCACGCCGCCAAAATCCACGTAGTCGTAGACATCCAGCCGCACGCACTCGAAAGCCGTGAACGACAGGTTCAGCACATGATCCGCCATCAACTGCTTCTGGTGCGTGGAGTTGTCCGACGGCGACACAGTCAGCTTCAGCGCGTTGTTCCGGTTATAGATTTTCAGTTCCATGTCACGCGAAGATCAGGCCGATCAGAAAACAAACCCCATATCCGGCAGCGATGCCCAGGGCGTCGAAGAGCAAATCCCACCAGCACCAATGGTTGCCCGCGGCGTTCTTGTCGCCGTATTCCTTGCCGAGAGCCAGTCCGCCCGCGAACCACACGCCGGGCGCACCGAGCAGCACGACAATGGCGCAGCAGACGGCGAAATGCTTGATTTTATCCTTTCCGATTTTCATATTCGAATCGTATTTGAACGTTGTTTGAACGGGGTTAAAACGCGGGATTCGGCTCCCGGAACTTCACGTAAAACTTTCCGGCGACCTCGCCCTCGAAATCGGTCAGATGCTTATAATCGGCAGCCTCCTTGTAGTACATCCTAAAATGTTTGCCTATCTCCGGAAGGTAGAAGTCCAGCCACCCGTTATCACCTGTCTGAAGCATCCGCAGGAATGCGCCGTAACGGGTCATGAACTCCGTTTTATCGGCCGCGATAATGGCGAATTGCAGCGATACGTCGCGGGCCTGCCACCGCTGCACAATCCGGTCGGGAACCTTCACGCCGTCATGCTCGCGCAGGGATACTTCTTTCTGTGGTTTCACGGCGGCGGGTTTCAGCAGCGACGAATAGTTCTTCTGCTCGCCCGGTTTGTCCTCCGTGAGAAATGCCCCGTATTCGACGTAGGGATCGAGGCCATTGATCGTTAAAAGTCCTTTCAGTACATCCATAGTCGTTATTTCGCTTTCAATCCATCCCGTTTGATCGTCTGCCACAGCACATACATCTGCGGCAGGACGTCGGTATTTTCCTTGATCCGCCGCAGCGAATCGAGCGCAGCGCCCATTCCTTCGGCAATATTGTCGAGATTCTCATCCATCGACGCTTCATGAATCTGCATGGAAGTCATCAGACCTTCGAGTTTCGTACCCTGATCCTGCGTGATGGTCGTCAACGCACCAGTCTTACCGCTCTGCGTCGCAGAATTATCGCCGTTGATTTCAACCCCTGTCGCATCGGAAATATCATCGAGTCGGTCGTTGGCATCCTTCATTATCGCCTCGAAGCGCCGCTTCCAGTCTTCCAGAAAACTCTTGTCGGCGGTATCATTTATAAAAGCATCTGAAAGTTCATCGTATAAAGGTTCGAGTACTTTGGCAAGATACCGGTACATGAAGGCGTTGAGAATGGCATCGGAAAGGGTGTTTTCCGTGAACTCTCCCAGCGCACTGATGTCGCTGCGCATCGCTTTCAGCGCATCCCTGGCATTGGACAGGAAACTGTCGAACGATACGCCCATGACCATCTCCTGCATCGACTGATAACATTCCTCGATATGCTGTTTCAGTTCCTCGATGCTCTTCCCGCTTTTCACCCATGCGTCGTAATAATCCCGCGCGGCATCGCTCAGCTTATTCTGGTTATGCCATAATTCGATCTGTTCGGCACTGTAACCGCGAAGGCTCCATTCCATCGAGCCGCCGTTCAGCGAATTTCCCCATTCGTAGTATCCGTTGCTGCCCTGCAACTTGGCCCAAAGCTGATCGTATGCAACGCTCTCCGCCACGAGGTCCTTCTGGTATTGAGCCAACGCTGCCGATTGCGCTTCCCACACGCTGACGCTCGCAGGTTTGGCATAGCCCTTCTCGATGAGCCAGTTCAGCAACTCCACATCTTTGATGATGTCGGTGATTTTACTCCGGTCGGCGGCATACGCCTCCGCCCGCTCGCGGATGGCACGGTTGGTCTCGATTTCGGCGATGTACCACTCCCGTTTCATCTCCTCCATCTTCTCCTTCCAGCTCGTGAACATGGAAATAATAGCCGAGAGACCGCTCAAGGCGCTGGAGATGCCGCCGACGATATCTCCGCTCCAAATCTGTGCGATGCCCGTTCCCAAATCCATCGTACCTTCGCAGAAGTTCATGATCTCATCCATCGATTTGCTGAACCGCTCTCCGAATACAGCGCCGAGACTGTCGCCCCAGCCCCGGATCGTCGAGGTCAGTTCCTTGCCCTTCGTGTTGAGATTTTTCACCGCACCGCTTACATCGCCGCCCTCTTTCATGGCTTTGGACAGGTCTTTCCAGGAGTTTCTGAAAGCCGCAAACGGATTGTTCCGCTCCAGGTCCTTCTGAATGGCCTTCACCTGCTTCTTCATTTTCTGGAACTCGGCCACCGTCACCTTAACGGATTTGCTCACGAACTTGCCGTCCGCATCCTTGTAGGGAATGGAAATATCCACTCCGTCGTCATCCATCTTGGCATTAGCCAGCACCCCTTTGGCCTGTGCATAAAAATCGCGCAGCACCTTATAACCTTTTTCCGAAGTGTCCGAAAAGAGGCGGTCATAAAAATCGGTAGACTGGAGAATGTCGCCCTCCAGCGATTTGATATCCGCGCGATAGGCATCCGTCCGAGCCTTGACGGATGCTTCGACCTGCGTAGCATCTTCGCCCGCTTTCTGCAATCGCTCTTGTTCCGATTGAAGAATCGACATATCCGCCGCATAAGCGGCATCGATATCGCGGCGGCGTTGATCGTAATCTTTATATTGATCGAGGAGCGCCTTCAGTTTGGCTTTGCCCTTAGCCACTTCGTCGTTTTCAACCCCTCTCACCTGACCATCCATATCGGTTTTCGCCAGGCCATAGGCCTTTGTGAGCGCAGTGCTCTGCTCCGATGTGAGTTCCCCACCCTGGGCATCACGCCATTTCTTTTCCTGCGCATCGATTTCGGCAATCGCCTTATCGTAGTCGAGACGTATCTGCCGGATACGACGGTCGCTGCCTTCCTGCATCTGGTCGATTTCGGACTGCTCGTTTTGCCAACGTAGTCGGCTCAGCTCCTGCCCACGCTGCTTCTCGGCCGCCATCTCTCGTTCACGCTCCTCCGCAAGTTGCTTGGCGCTCTTTTCCGGATCGGGCTTATCGGGTTTTATGTGCCCGCCGATGACGAACTCTTTAGCGACATTGGCGGCATCTTCCGTCAGTTTTCGCGCCTCGTCCAGATAAGCGTCGCGCTGCTCCTGGGCCGCCTCTACCAGTTTGGCCTTGATCTGCTCGTTGGATGCATCGATTTCAGCGTCGATGTCGCGCACATCGAGTCCGGCTTCCGCCGCTCCGGACTTCGCAAAGAAGCGATACCACCAGCCATGCGCACCTTTCACATCATTGGCCGGCGTCGCCTGCAACGTATTAACCTGTTCATCCACATCTGCCGCTCTATTCACCAGGCTCTGCACCTTCGCCTGTAAGAACAGCATTTGAATATATGCTTCACCCTTCTGGAGCAGTACATCGTACCACTCGGCGATGGTGTCGTAGTAGCCGAAACTCTCGCCGTACTTGCGGTTAAGTTCCTCCACCTTCGCCTTCTCCTGCTCCTTGCTGCCCGTAAATTCTTTCAGGCTTCGGAGCGTCGATTCGATCTCGAAGCGGGTCTTGATCATCTGCGCCCGGCCGTCCTTTTCGACTTCCACGCGCTCTTTAGCTTTGGCGGATGCATCCTCCTGCGAATCGGCATAGCGATCCCATAACACGATCAGCCCCGTGACGACCGCCGAGAGGCCCAGTGTGAGCGTCGCCATGAGCGCCGTGGCCGCTGCGTTCGATATTCCCAACGACACGGCCAGCCGGTGGTTGGCTGCCGTCAGCAGGTTCTTCGCCTTCACGACCGTTACCAGACGGAATGCCGAGTCTTTGTTCAGCGCGTTCATCACCTGCTGGAGTCCCATCGTGATGGCCAGCACGCTCTGCACCCGTGTCTGAATCTTGATGAGGTTCTCGTTCTCCGAGGCGAATACGCCCATGACGCCGGTGGCCATCGTGAAAGCTCCGGCCAAACCGTTCGCACCGCTCATCAGCCCTTGAAGGCCGGAGTTGTCGTGCGCCAGAATCTTCGTCTGCGTGCGCAGGTCACCCAGTGTGTCCTGTAGCAACGCCGCACGCTGGGCCATCGTCTGATACTCCTGAGAATTCTGGCGCCCTTGTAAACGCATCTGCGCCATGTTGCCGAGCAGTTGACGCAGCTCCATCGTCAGCCCCCGTGCCGTAGCCGAGTTCTTTTCGTGCTCGCTCCTTAGTCCGGCCAGCACGGCCTTATCCTCCTCGAGCGCCCGCGTACAGGCTTCGATCTCCGCGCGCATCTCGGTCTGTGCCCGCCCCGGGGCGAGCCGGTCGTACTGACGCTTGAGGTCCTTCAGGCTTTGTTCGACATAGCGCACCTGCTCGCGCTGGGCGGCGATGCGTTCCGTAATACTCTGAGAAACCCGGTCAACACGATCACCCAACGAATCGACCGCCTTTCCGGCAGCATTGAGGCCGCCGGAAAGGCGGTCGCGCATCAGAAATTCTATTTCAACGGGTTTCGACATTTGGTTTCGTCTGTTTCTTAAGTCGTGATTGAATGAAACCGGAAAGCGTCTGCTCTCCTTTCTTCTTTTTGACGTATCGCGGAGCGTCGGCCAGCATCATACGCAGCGTCTGATAGTTTACACCCCAGAGGATATACTTGATGCTCCATCCCGTCGCAGCGGCGATCTGCCAGGCGATACCGAAGGGGCTATGGGAACCTTCGTATTTGGTTTTTAACTCCCCTTTCTTTTTTGGCTCAGCCTCGGTCTCATCGGGTTCGTTGTCGAGATCGATCTGATAATAGTCATAAAAGATTTTGTTCCTAACAATCGCAAAAATTGCATGTTTGCCGCCTGTAGGTAGACATCATCCACAAACCAGCGTAATAGCCATGCCAGAATACCCGAGAAGAACGTCCCCGATATCGCACCCCGACAAATTGTCAGAGCGACCATCTTTGAGACCCGTTTACCGTGCATGGCCATATAAGCCAGGTCCTCATGCTTGGAAAATTCCAACATCTCCTCGTAGGTGATACCAATTTGGAGATAGAGCCGGGCAAGGCGTATTTGCCCTCCCAAACACGGGCGGCGCATCGTCAGGCGCACGACCTTACGGGTAAACGGGATTTTGAAAAAGGGCAGCGAGACTCCGATGTCCAGCAGAGCCTCCGCTGCCTCTATCTCGAGACTCTGCCGTTTCATCCTTCGGCGGCCTCATCCGCGCCGTAGTCGAGGGAGAAAGGAGCACTGCCGTCGTCGGGCGTAAGGATCGTGAGCTTGAGATGAATCTTGAATACGTCGTCGTACCCCAGCTTGCCTTTGGGATTGGCCACCAGCGACGCTTTGGGAATGCTGATCTTCGCGCCGTCGGCCGTGATGATCTCCGCCGGACCTTCCTTTATGATCATGGCCGCCGGGGCCGACCATTTCTTTCCGGCTGCGTCCACCGTGCCGCCGAGCACCTTCTTCAGTTCGGCCGGCTTCAACTCGATCAGGTCGCACTCCAGTTCGTTCGTGCCGGGTGTGCTGGTGATCTCCTTTACCGGCGCATTGCGTTTCTGCGCCGCCCAGACTTTGTTCGTCGAGCGGTCTTCACCGCCCCAGTCGATCGAATCGGCGCTGATCAGGCCGACCACCTCGTTTGCGAACGAGAACTGGTGAAGGCCATATACGAAACCGTCATGTTCGTTTGCCATAATTACAGAATTTTTTTAATGAGTGAATAAACCGTTTTCAGCGGGTTTGTCTTGGTCAGCCATGCGGCTGCGGCTCCACCCGCAAGGAAGCCTGTAAGCAGCCACCAGTGCCATATAACAGGCGGCTTTCGGGTCGTCTCGACCGTCTGTGCGGTTCCCGATCTGGCAACGGCCAGCGTGGAAAGCTGCTCATTGGCAGCCTGGGAAGTTAAGAGGAGCCGGTTGAGCGAGTCGAGCGACTGCCGTTGTCGGAATACCTGATTCTCAAAGTAGAGGCAGCGCCGGGCTATACTATCAGCCTTGCCGGTGACGACGATATTTTCTCCCTGCCGCTCGGCCTCGACCGATGCCCGGCCGTTTTGCGCTGCGTATTTCGCACCATCCGGCAGATCACGGAGGTTCTGCATCGGAATCGTCAGCTGCGCCGTCTGTGCAGGCACACCCTCCGCCGCCATCAGCAGCGTCCGGTTCGCTTCCGTCCGATTCTCCGCCTGATGATGCATCCGTGCGGCGAGGCTGTCGAACCGCTCGCTTTCGCTTCTTTGACTTGTCGTCGATGCCGACTCCTGTGCGGACCTCTGCGACGTCTGTGTTCGGGCCGTAGCCGCACACGCCGTCGTCATCAGAGAGACAAGGAGCAGCAACATAAGGTGTTTCCACTTGATTGTTCGTTCCATTTTCTTTTTGTTTTCGGTTAAAATTTCTGCGCAGGTTCTCGACCTCGCGGGTCAGTTTGTCTACCTTCAGGAGCAGTTCCTTCTGGGTTACCTTCCACTCGGCCTTCTCCTGCCGGAGCATGATGTTATCCTGCAGCACGGCGTTGTATTTCTCGCTGAGCATGTCGATGGACTTCTGCATCTCCGCAAGAAAGTCGTTCCGACGCCGGCGGCCCGTTACGAGCCATGTGACGACCGAACCGAGAAACCCGCTCGGCAGGGCGTAGGTCAATATTTGCAGCCAGATGCTTTCCATCGTTCATTATTTACGCGCGTGCAATCATTCGGGCGATGGATGAGATCGACTTGGCGTACACCTCCGGATCTCCCGTGCAGTAACCGGCTTTGGCCACCTCATACGCAAAGCGATGTACGTCGTTGCGGAACTGCATCGCCTTCTGGTATCGCCTGGCCGACAGCACCCGGAAATGATCCCGGACACACTCCTCCACTGAGTCGTAGTCCCGAAAAGCCCGGTCCACGTCGTAGCGGTAGCGTCCGTCGGCCAACGCCGTGATGGAATGCACCCGCGCGAAGTTGCCGCCCTGACGGTCGTCCCGGAAGTATTCCATTGTCCGGACGATCTGCCGCTTGCCCGTCCACTTGTCGCCGGCCGTGATGCCGAAGAGGTTGTTGCCGATGGCCTTCTTCCCCCATCCGGTTTCGAGCGCGGCCTGTGCCGCCACGAAGAGCGGGTTCAGCCCCGTTTCGGCGCAGACGCGCTCGATTGTCGGATAGTAGGTTCGTTTGAACTCCGAAGGTGTCATCGCTTACTCCTCTTTTGCCAGCGCCTCCATCAGCGCCGTGACCTGCTCGACGGAAAGCATGTCGAGTACCTTCCCGACGCCTTTCTTTTTGGCGGTAGCAGTAACGGGAATACCGATTGCCGCCAGCGCCTCCTTAACCTGCTCCACCGGGTACTCCTTCTCCTGGAAGATTACGACGGCGGGCTGCTCCTGCTCCTGCTCCTGCTCCTGCTCCGGTTCCGGTTCCGGTTCCGGCTTCGCGTCGCACTCCTCGACGGCGAGGATCGAGCAAAGGCCCCGCGCCGACAGGTCGTTGGCACGGCTGACATCGTCAATCGTCAGTACATCACCGACGACGTAGCCGGTCGTGTGATCGTGTTTATCCGTAAACGGACGCTCTACTTTCAGCTTCAGTTTCATCTCTTGTGTCGTTAGCGGGTTAACCTTCCACGTTCGCCGGCTGCGTGCGCCAGTCCGCGAGGACGACGTGCTCGCCGAATGCCGTATTCGTGTCGGCCTTCATCAGCATCTTGAAGAAGTACTTTTCGCCGGCGTTGGTCAGCCGGTCGATCTTCACGCACTCGAAGTCATCCGAGAGGTTGACGGCGGCCCAGAGGTTCGAGTCGATGTCCATCGTGGCGATAGTAGCCACGATAACGCCCTGCGGCCAATCGGCCAGCGGCTCGACGGGGATGTTCTTGAACCGCATCACGTTGGTCGTGGTCGGATCGGCCCCCTTGTGGTGCAGGTCGGTCATCTCGTTGTCGTAGGTGTCGGCGTCCTCGGTCGAGCACAGGAACTTCAGGCCCGGATGGCTGCGCAGTGCTTTGGGAATCGCCTTGTAGATCGCGCGGAAACGCCCGATCATCGAGGTTTCCTTCGACACGTCGGCCTTGACGGTATCCACGTCGGCAAGGATGCGCGTCAGAATGCCGTTGAAGAACTGATCCTCACCATCGCCGGCCACACCGTTGATGAAGTGGGAACCCAGTTCGAAGTTGACGACCTTGCCCAGTTCCGAAAGGAATGCGACCTGTGCCTCGGCCGGAAGTTCCTCGAAGACGAGGTTGCCCGTCGGCTGCCACTTGCGCCAGAACTTCTCGAACGAACGCGGGTTGAAGGTCGTGAAGGCCATGAAATCTACCGGCGTCAGCACGCGCTCGTCGATGTTGAATTCGCCCTTCGAATCCTTATCCTCCGGCTGCTCCTTGCGCTTCTGCAGGAACTTGCCCGTCTTCAGGCGGGGGATGTAAAACGCTTTCTGAACGTTCGGCTCGACGTGGATCAGGCCGCGCTGCACCAGCTCGTTGCCGGTGGTCGCTTTTACGAGCAGCTTTTCGAGCACCTCGCCCGCATAAGCGGTTTTAATGTTAATTGCCATGTTTTTGAATGATTTTGATGTGATTACTTTTTGAGGCCCTTTCGGATTTCCTCGAAACGGTCACCCCACGGATCGCCCTTTCCGGCGGCTCCGGCCTGGTCGATAACGGTCGTCGCGCGGCGTTTGGGCTTGCGGGCTGCGATGAGTGCGCGGGTGTTCTCCGGGTCTTTGCGCATCAACGCCTTGAAACTCGGAACCTCATCGGCTCCGATACGCTCTTCGGTGCGGGCCGTATCGACCTCCACATCGTAGGCCGCCTCGGCGGCCGCGCGCTCCTTCGTTCGGAACTCCTCGACCTGCCCTTTGAGCGCATCGCATTCTGCCGCCACGGCGTCATGCGCCGCAGCTTTGGCTTCGATCTGCGTGAAGCGGGCCATGATCGCCGCCTCGTCCGCACAGTCGGAGAAGGTCGGCATTGCCCTGAATTGTTCGATTGTCATTTGATTTTCTGTATTAAGTGAGACATTGATTGCTTCCAGATAGCAGGCCGTGTATCGTTCGCATCGCTGCTGCGTCGTGAGCGAGTCGGTAATGGAGACCGCGTGCGGATCGTCGTATATCTCATCGACGAACCCCAGCGCCAGCGCCTCGTCCGCCGACAGCCAGTGATCCGCACCGTCCATGTAGGTGGTACGGATATCATCGACGCTGCGTCCGGTACGCTCGGAGTAAATCTGGCACAGCGTGTCCTCGATCGTCTCCAGTTTGGCGATGCAGGTCTTCAGGTCTTCGGTATCGCCGAAAACGCAGCTCTTCGGCCGATGGATCATCATCCGGGCGTAACGGCTCATCTTGACGGGCTTGCCGCAGCCTGCGATGAACGAGGCGGTCGAGGCGGCGATGCAGTCGATGTAGATGGTGATGTCGGCCTTCGACTGATGCAGAACATTGAAGATGGCGATGCCCGCGTTGACCTCGCCGCCGACGGAGTTGATCCTCACGTCGATCTTGCGGTAGGTGCGCTCGGCTGCGATCAACTGTTCGACGATATGCTGTGCTTTGGCTTCAGCCCAGTCGCTGTCTCCGATCTCCCCATACAACAGGATGCAGCAGGCGTCCTCCTGCGGGCCGGGAATGATATTAAAAATGTGCTCCATTATGCGCTTCGTTTTGTGCAAAAATGAGTGTCATTTTCGGCCCCTGCAAATCGGATTTTTATCATAGAACTTTATAATATCATCATGTGCTTATAAAATTGCATGATGTTTTTGCGATTTGTGTATCAGTCATTTATAGGTCATTTTTGCGAAGAGTAAAACATAGAGCAATGTCGAAAATAACCTCCGAGCAGATGCGCCGATGGGCACTGTCGATGTATTTGAACGAATCCCGCACCCAGGCCGAGATCGCCGAGGCGTGCGGCGTATCGCGCCAGACCATCATACGCTGGGCCAAAGCCGACCATTGGGACGAACACAAGGCGTCGCTCACGATGACGCGCGAGGAGCAGATCAAGAACCTGCAACGGCAGATCGTCGAGATCAACAACAACATCATCGAACGCGAACCGGGTAAGCGGTTCGCCACTCCGCCCGAAGCCGACACCATTGCGAAGCTCACGAACGCCATCAACAAACTGGAGACGGAACTGGGCATCCACGAAATCGTCAGTACCGCCCAGCGCTTCATCGCCTGGCTGCGGCCCGTCGATCTCGATCTGACCAAGACCTTCACCCGCCTGTTCGACAAGTTCATTAAATCCCTGATGTGATGAAGCAGATCGACCGCGATGCCCTGAAGGAGTGGGAGGCCCTGAAGGAGTCCATCTACAACGATACTCCCATCGACGAGACGATGTCCCCGGCTCAGATCGAGAAACACCGCCTGTGGCTCGAAGCACCCGGACACGAGGAGGAGTGGGAGCGGTTCTTCTTCCCCAAGTACGCAAAATACCCATCAGCCCCGTTCCATAAGAGGGCGACCAACCGGATACTATACAATCCGGAGTGGTTCGAGGTGTTGTCGTGGAGCCGCGAGCTGGCGAAGAGCACAAAGGTCATGATGGCCGTGCTCCGGCTGGTGTTGGCGGGCAGGAAAAGCACCGTCATTCTGGCGTCGGCGACACAGAAGGCCGCTGCACGTCTGCTTGCACCGTACAGGGCCAACCTGGAGACGAACCGCCGCATCAGGCAGTATTACGGCGAACAGATGTCGGTCGGCGACTGGTCCGAACTGCAATTCAAAACCCGGCAGGGAGCCATGTTCCTCGGCGTCGGCGCCGGCGATGCGCCGCGTGGTGCGCGCAACGAAGCCGTGCGCCCGGATGTGCTGCTGCTCGACGACTTCGATACCGACGAAGAGTGCCTCAATCCGGATGTGCTCGATAAGAAATGGGACTGGTGGGAACATGCCCTGTACCCGACCCGTTCGACCTCGGAGCCGCTGCTGGTCGTCTTCTGCGGCAACATCATCGCCGAGGACTGCTGCATCGTCCGCGCCGGCGCAATGGCCGACCATTGGGACATCGTCAATATCCGCGACGCCAACGGACGCAGCACCTGGCCGGAGAAGAACACCGAGGAGTTGATCGACCGGGCGCTGTCGAAGATCAGCACCAAAGCCCAGCAGGGCGAGTATTTCAACAACCCCATCGTCGAAGGCAAAATATTCCCGGCCGTGAAATACGGCAAGATTCCGAACCTGCGAAAGTTCCCGTTCCTGTGCATCTACGCCGACCCGACGCAGTCGGAGGCCAAAGGCACGGCCAAAAACAAGAAGGGTTCGCTCAAGGCCGTGTGGCTGATGGGGAAACTCGACCGCACGCTCTATGTCATCAAGGGTTTCCTGGGCAAAATGACCACCGAGGAGTTCGTGACGCACTTCTTCTCGCTCTTCATCCACTCGCAGCGGCAGGGCCGTGTACCTATCTATCTGGTGCAGGAGAACAACTCCCTGCAGGACCCCTTTTTCCAGCAGGTATTCAAAAAAGCGTTCGCGGCAAAATGCAAAGAACTGGGCATCAACCTCTCGGTCATCCCCGACGAGAAGAAGAAAACCGACAAGGCGCTGCGCATCGAGGCGTCTCTCGAACCGCTCAACCGCGAGGGACTGCTGGTGCTCAACGATGCCGAGAAAGAAGACCCGGACATGAAGGCCCTGGCGGAGGAGTTCAAGTTCTTCACGATGGCCTTGAAATACCACGCCGACGGTGTGGACTGCGTCGAGGGCGGCAACCGCTTCATCGACGACAAGCTCGCCGAGATGCACCCGGCCGTAACCATCCCCCGCACCGTCATCGCCAAACGCAACCGATTCAGACAGTAAATTATATGGCAAAGTTCATCACAGAGGAGGACTACGACGCCTCCATCCACCAGGAGATCCTCGATGCGCTGATCCGCTCCGACCGACAGATCATCGAAATATGCGAAGACCGGGCCATCGCCGAGATGCGCGGCTACCTCTCGGCACGCTACGACTGCGACAAAGTGTTCGCCGCCGCGGGCGGGGAGCGCAATCAGCTCGTGCTGATGATGTCCATCGACATCGCCATCTACCACATCTTCTCGATCCACAACCCGCGCAACATGTCGCAGATCCGCACCGACCGCTACGAGCGGGCCGTCGAATGGCTCAAGGGCGTGCGCAAAGGCGACATCTCGGTCGAGGGCCTGCCCGAGATCGAGCCGCAGGCGAAGGACGCCTCCGCACCGTACCAGATTCGCAGCAACCGCAAACGCACAAACAATTTCTGATATGTCCCGAAAGAAAAACAAACGGATAACCGCCGGCGGAAATATCGGCCGCACACCCACCCAGACCATCGTACTCCAGCCCACACGCCGGGGCGGCCTCGACGTGGCCGTCTACATGGACAGCATCCGTAAAGCCGAACTGATCGACTTTCCCCGCCGGGCGAAACTCATCGACCTCTACGAGGACGTGATGCTCGACAGCCACCTGTTCTCGGTGCGCCGCAAGCAGAAAGCGGCCATTCTCTCCACGCCGATCCAGTTCATGCGGGACGGCGAGGTTGACGAACGCATGAAGGAGCATATCAATTCACCGTGGTTCAACCATTTCGTCGAGGACTTGATCGACGACGAATGGGAGGGGGTCGGCGGTTCGCTCTTCCAGTTCTACCGGGAGAAGAACGGATGGATCAATTACGAACTCATCCCCCGCAAGCATGTTGACGCAATCAACCGCACGATTCTTCGCAACCAGACCGACCTGGCCGGTGTAAGCTGGGACGAGTTCTCCGACCTGCTCTATGTCGGCAATCCGCGTCAAATAGGCTCGCTGTCCGTACCGGCGTTCTGGGTGATCCTCAAACGCAACAACATCGCCGACTGGGCCGAGTTGGGCGAAATCTTCGGTCGGCCCATACGCGAAGGAACATACGATGCCTGGGACGCTGCCGCCCGCGACAAACTCATCGAGGACATCTACAACATGGGCGGGGCCGGAGTGATCATCCATCCCGACGGCACGAAGATCAATCTGCTGCAGGCGGGCAACATTTCCGGCGGCAGCGATTTGTACGACCGGTTTACGTCCACCTGCAATGCCGAGATCAGCAAGGCCGTGAACGGCAACACGCTGACCACCGAAGCCGGCGACAAAGGTACGCAGGCCCTCGGCACGGTACAGCAGGAGGGCGAGGTCGATATCACCTTCTTCATCAAACGCCGCATCCTCGACATCCTCAATTACGAGGTGACGGATGTGTTTTCGTCGATGGGAATCAACACCGAGGGCGGCAATTTCGACTTCGTGCCGCCGAAGAAAAAAGACCCGTCGAAACAGGTCGATATCATCTGTCGATTGAAAAGGGACGCGGACCTGCCGATCGGCGACGATTACCTCTACGAAGAGTTCGGTATTCCGAAACCTGACAACTACGACGAGCTGAAGGCGGCAAAGCCGGCCGCAGCGCCCGCCGCCGGTCCGGAACCGGAGCCGAAACCGGGAGCGGAGACCGACGACGGAAAACGGCCTGGCGGAAAGACCGGAAAGGGCAGGGAGGAAGACGGCAATATCCTGAACCGGATGCGCGATTTTTTCGGCCTCGCCCCCGCAGACACGGGGGCGGATTTAGACTGGTAGTCGATGCGCTCTACCTCGATGCGGCGGATCGTCCGGCCCAGAACGGCTTCACCTTCGACGCCGATGTGTTGACCGAGGCCCTGAAGAACGTCTATCACCGCCGCTACGATCCCCGCACAGAAATCGACGCCCAACTCTTCGCCGAGATCAGCCGCGTCGTCAACGAGGCGACCGACACCGGATTCTCCGGAAGCGACGCCGGCGGAGACTTCATGCAGCAACTGCGCACGAACAACGACGTGTTCGCGGCGTTCAAAACCCACCGCATGGGCCGCGACATGGCGGCGCAGCTTCTCGACGCCGAGGGCAACGTGAAGCCCTTTCAGCAATTCCGGAGCGACGTGGAGCCGATTGCGTCGCACCATGTCGATTCATGGCTCCGCACCGAGTACGACACCGCCATCAAGCGGGCGCACCGCGCCGCCGAGATGCGGCAGTTCATCGCCGAGGCCGATGTGCTGCCCAACCTCGAATGGCTGCCGTCGACGGCCGTGAATCCCCGTGAGTCGCACATGCCGTTCTACCACCACATCTGGCCCATCGACGACCCCTTCTGGGAGGACAACAAACCCGGCGACGAATGGGGCTGCCAGTGCGGCTGGGCGGCGACGGCCGAGGAACCGACCGACAACGAGGGCCTCGGCGGGCAGCGGGCGGCCAGGCCGTCGCCCGGTCTGGGCGGCAACCCGGCACGCACGGGGCAGGTGTTCTCCGACGATCACCCCTATTTCCCGACCGACTGCAAAGCCTGCCCGTTCAAAACCGTGCAGCTCTCGTTCTTCTCGAACAGGGCGAAAGACTGTTACCGTTGCAAGAACATCCTTCGGGCGATCCTGAAGGCCAAAACCGCGCCGATTGTCGAGGAGTACAAACGCCTGAAGATCGATCCTGACTATCGGGAGGTAGTCTACGACAAGAAGAGCGGCGGCTTGAGCGCCGTCCACAAGGAGCACAAGTTCGATCCGGTCGTCGGCGCATTCGGCATCCGGCGCGGCGATTACGAACGGCGTTCGGTTGACGTGCTTCGCAAAGGCGGTCATCAGATTGTCCTTGCATCGGAGCGGGCGGCCGATGGCATCAAAACACCGGACGGGATGCTGGACGGTGTGGTGATGGATATCAAGGCCATCGAGGGAACAGGTAGATATACGATCAAAAATAAATTCGATTCAGCCAGATCGCAGCACGCAGAATGCGTTGTATTATATTTTCACGACAAGACAATGTACTCGGAGGAGAAAATCCGGATGGGATGGAATTTTTACCTGAAAGAACTGCGGGAACATACGCAGACCATCAAAAAGGTTGTCTGCATTGTCGAAGATCAGATAGTAGACGCCCCGCTGGACAAATAAAAAACTCCATTAGGTTGCCCTGATGGAGTTATGAAGACGTTGTACAGTTACGAGCCGAAGCCCCTAACCCGTCTTCACAGGCAAATATAACAACAATTATTCCGAAAACCAAATTCGGAGCAGAATTTTATTCAAACGGCATTCGAATGGATATCAAAGAATTTTCGAGGCTTCTTCAATCGAAGCGCAAGCAGATCGACTCGCTGATGCGGCGCACGATGCCGATCCGCGTCGGAAACATGGCAAAGCGGCACTATCAGGATAACTTCCGCAAAGGCGGATTCGTTGACAACGGACTCAAGCCGTGGCCGAAGACCAAACGGCAGATCGGCGGCGGAAAGTCTGCCGCCAGCCAGCACGGGCCGCTGCTCAGCAGTCGTCACTATCTGTTCGACGAGGTGCGCTACGAAACCGGCGACTACCGCGTCAAGGTGATGAACACCGTTCCCTACGCACCGGTTCACAACTGGGGCGCGACGCTGACCCCGGCCGTGACGCCCCGAATGAGGCGGTTTGCGTGGGCGAAATATTATGAAGCGTCCGGGAAGTCCTCGGCAAAAGGCAAAGGCCGCAAATCGGCTAAAAAAGGCCGACAAACCGGAATGGTCACGCCCGAGGCCGCCATGTGGCGGGGACTGGCCCTGACAAAGAAAAAGCACCTGTCGATCCGAATCCCACAGCGGCAGTTTATCGGGCCGAGCCGGGAACTCGATAACGCCATGCAGGCCGATTTCGAGAAGCAAGTAGAACAAACCCTTAAACTCTGAATATGGAAAGCATGAAACTCGCGCTGATGAAGCGCATCAAGGAGCAGATGATCGAACTGGTCACGGTCGATGAGGATTACGGACAACTGGAGACCCAGGAAGATCAGTATCCCGTCGTGTTTCCGTGCGCCCTGGTCTCCAGCCCCAAAATCGACTGGGCGACGCAGAGCGCCGTGCGGCCGGTCATCCAGCGCGGCACGGCGACGCTCACGATCAAGCTGGCCATCGACTGTTACGACGACACGCACATCGGCTCCTCGACCGAAGACAAGGCGACAGAACGCGAGCAGATGAATGATCGCCTGTTCCGTCTCGTGCAGGGATTCCGGCCGTGCAAGCAGACATCGGCCCTGTCCCGCATCGAAAACACGGAATATCCGCTCGGCGGCGGCGTAAAGGTCTACATGACCACGTTCCAGTACACCGAGATGGTTTCGGACGTGTAGGGGTCACTCCCCGGTGAACAGCCGCAGCTGCGCTGACGACAGCCGGGGAACCTTGACCTTCGGCATCGGCCTGATTCCGCTGTCGGGGTTCTCGCGGCTATACTGCCGGATGATCGAGAGAACGCGCTGCTCGGAGATGAAGAACTCCTGTGAGGAGAGAATCTTCAGGGCATCGTCGAAACGCAGACGCTGCTGCTCCGTCCAGTAGTACCACCGGCGTGCAAGCGCTTCGTTGCGGTTCGAGATGAGCTGTTTGTTCCTTCCTTTGGGCATGCGTCCGATAAATTGCAGATTTGCACAACAAAAATAGGGCGAAATCAAAATTTTCGCCCTATTTGCTTAACGATATTAAGATGATTCTCCGGGAAACAGCTATCTTTGTTTCAAATCCTTTTACCATGAGACAGTTGTTTCTCCTTATATTCATCAGCCTTACGGGCATTATTCTCTCATCCTGTTCGGACAAAGACGAAACGCAAGCATCCGACACTCTGTCGGGTACTTATTGGAGTCAAACTTTCGCCGATGGAACGCATTACGCACTTTCTTTCGGAATCGGGCAGGGATGTGTGTTTTCGTGGAGAAGTCCGGATTCCGGTCCGACCTACCTGAACGGGCGGTATTCCTGCCGGTCCGATGAAGTGACAGTGGAGTTGTATTCACGCGAATATACGGGTCATATCGAAGGGGATGTTTTATACATTTATTTATCGGCAAGAGACCTCGCGCTAAGAAAGCAATGAAAAGGGGAGCATCATGGCCACGTGTGGTCGGAAGAAAAATCTTCCGGCCTTTTTTATGTTTTCGTGGGTATTGATGTGTGTCGTTTTTGGAATATATTTGCAATATGCATCTGATATTCAGGCAATTATATTTGGTTTTGCGGGTTATTTTGATTATCTTAGTACATTGATAATCAAAAGATTATGGCAAGTTTTAAGGATCACAAAGTAGGGGTTAACTCCCTGTTGGGAGTCATTCCCGAAAGCCTGCTTTCCCACCTTTGCGTCACGACAAGAGTCGATTACTACAGCAAAGTTCTTCACGGCAGAAAGATGTTCTACTTGCTGCTGTACGGCATCTTGGAGAACGACCGGTTAAGTCAGCGAACGCTCGAAGACACTTTTAACGATTCGGTATTCAAGATTCTGTTCGGGCTGGACGGATCTGAAAAAATACGCCGCAGTTCTCTCTCGGAGCGGTTGTCGAAAATCTCTGCGGATTATTTCCGCCAGATTTATGATTATGTCTATGAGCAGTTCTCGGAGTGCTATTCCTGCTCGGAGATGGAGCGATACAACCTTATCAGGGTCGATAGTTCCATTATTTCAGACACCTCGGGCAGGATGGCTGAAGGTATGGACAACAAAAGCGGTAAATTGGCGGTAAAATATAGTATCGCATTAGACGATATGTTACCATGTGAGGTAAACCTGTTTGTCGATCCGGTGTATGGGAGCGAAGATATCGCCCTGCCCGAGATTGTGTCCGGACACCTCAAGCGACAAGCGAATCATCATAACATCTACGTGTTGGACAGAGGGCTGCAGTCCACGAGGAATATGGCAGCCTTCAGTAAAGAATCGGTATGCTTCATTGCAAGAGCAAAAGAAAACCGAAAATATGTCGAACTGGAAAAGATTCCGTTTACAGATAGCGATTTAGGAACTTTAGAACTTATCCGTGACAGCAAGGTCTATCTCTACACCGGGCAGCCTGTAATAAACAAGCGGGGTAATAAGCATTACCGGCAGGAGTTGGTTGAAGAACCCTTGAGACTTATCATAGCGCGCAGTAAAGAAGAATCGCTAACGGAGTATTGGTTCATTACCAACAACTTCGAGCTTACACCCAAAGAAATCACGGATGCTTACCGCAGAAGGTGGGATATCGAAGTATTCTTTCGTTTTATCAAGCAAGAACTAAATGCAAGCCATCTCATATCGCTGAACAAAAACGGAATAGAGGTCATACTTTATATGACTTTGATTACGGCCATGTTGGTATTGATCTACAAACGGGCGAACAAGATAGGTTATAAAACCGCGAAACGACGTTTTGCCATGGAGGTACGCGATCTGGCTATCGCATTGATTGTTCTGAAATGCGGAGGCAATCCCGAGGTGTTCTTCAAAACATAAAAAAGTCGGAAGATTTTTCTTCCGACCACACATGGCATCATGGCTCCCCTTCGGATGAATTACTTGTCCCCATACGGTTTTCCGCAGAACGTCTCCTATTCCATTGCCGCCAGCGAAAGCGGCAATGTCTGTTTTACGCCGTTGTCGTCTTTGTACTGCACCGAGACGAACTGGCAGGTATCGACGGGCTGGTAGGATGCCTGAATGATGTCCGTCGCCTCGATCAGTTCGGGATAGCCCGATTTCTTAGCGATCTCGCGCAGTTGCAGCACCCGGCTCGCCTTGAGGTTGCCCTTGCGGTCTTTGGAGAGCAGGTTCATGACCATCTCCGCCAGCGCGGCCGAATCGGTGTCTTTGGCCAGAGATGCAATAAAATCTTTTACTTTGGCGACGCCGGCGTTGACCGTGTCGTCCCAGCCGTCGTTCGTGCGGTTGCCGAGCGTGACGGTGATCCGACTGTCCGAGGTGGTGAAAGAGTTGCTGCGGCGGTCGGTCTTCGTCTTGAACAGGTCGTCCTTCATCTGGATCAGCGCCTCGGCCTCGGCGAACACCCGATCCTTCTCGGCGCGCATCTGCTCGCTCAGCGCCCGTAGGCGCGAGAACCCGGTCCGGCAAAACTCATCGACACCGTTCTTGTACGCCGTAATGTCCTCTTCGCGTTTCTGTTTCTCGGCACGCTCCTCGGCCTCAAGCTGCGCCTTCAACTCGGCGCGTTGTGCTGCTGTCATCTTCGTAATGTCCATAATTCAATCGTCGTAAATATTTTGCACCAAATCCATCGGATACATGTTATATACACCATTATCCGCATCTTCACAGAGCACAATGCCTACGAGTTTTCCGTTGTCATCGAATGAATACATCGCATCCTGTGGTTCTTTAATTCCTTTGATTTTTACTTTCATAGTTTTGTCATTTGTTTCGTCGATTCATTTGCAGATTGCACGGCTTTCCGGGATGCTTTCCAGAGGAGCGAATCGCGGTGCGTTTTAGGTATCCACCGCTGGGGCTGCGCAGAATAGGCCGGCGACGGAATATAAATCGGCCGATCTACGACCAGCACCTTCCGACAGGGGCAGCATCCGCCCAAAAAGAGGGCGCAGACGCATACTGCAAATGCTTTTCCCGTGAACATCTTTTTCATTGTATTATTGAATTAAAGTGAAACCATATACCCACACCCACGGATTGCGCTCCCAGGTTCCGCGGCCCGATACTTCGTCGATGAGCCAGGCGAAGGCATCGCGTGGAAAATCAAAAACTGGAAAATAACCGGGGATTGCGTAGTTTATATTAAATCCCAACGCTTTTCCTACTTCATTTGCCTTCAAAACTTGAACCTCCTCCTTCATGCAATCCTCGTCCGAAATATCCTGCAACCGCTCGACGCGAACCGAGGTGATGCGGATTTGGTGCGGCATCAATCTGGCTTGGACGTATAACTTGTTGCGCCACCCCTCGCTGTTTTCTGCCTCCTTATAACCATTCTTGGTAACAAGGACATAGCAAGGATGAAGTTTTATTTGTTCATAGCTCTGCGCCACGGCCACGACCTCGCCGAGTTTGAAGGCCGGCTTGTATAAATAAACTCTTTTATATCCTAACAATTTAATATGATCGATACAGCCTTTATTGAATCGCTCTACGGAGTTGTTAAATACATCGTAGACTTCATTGCACACCGTTCGTCTCGTCATGGTCTTTCGCCCCTCGATAACCGCCTGCGTCAGAGAGTAGCGGTCGTTAAACATAATCTTCTTCATATTACATCGATTCTTCAATAAACCAATCAACAACTGATAGTTCATCCTCAGCTTCAAGCCGCAATGTTTCCTGCCGCTCAGTCGCTTCTCCAGATTCGTGTATATCATTAAAGTGTTCCCATCTTTTGCGGCATTTTCCTTGTTGTTTCCGTAATACTCTGGCCAGTATAGCCACCTCTCGTGTTGACAAACCGAGCAACGTATCACTATACATTGGACACTCGGCTTTCGGGTACTTAATCCATCTCATATTTTTTTCTTTTAAAGTGCGTAGGTCGCCCGGACTCGAACCGGGATAACAGCCGCATCGCTTTGGCCATTGTGCTATACCTCCGGTGGAACCGAAAGCCCTGCCGACCCATGTGCCGGTCTTTCCCGGCTGCCAGAGGTTTTCGCATCACCTGTCCGATGGAGTCAACCGTCTATTCCGATTTGCCACCGCCACCCATCGGCGGACATCACCCTGCGCCATCGTCGCTCTACTTGCCTCGATCTTCATTTGCTAAAGGGGGTTTGCGGGCAGCCGAGGACTCGAACCTCTCGTTTTGCTTTTCAAACAGCCAATTTTTCCCATTTTCTGTCTACCTGTCGCTGCCCTGCGTATTTACTTACCTCATCCATGCACCTCCTCTCTGATTGTTACATATCTTCGAATGACGTCGAGCGCTTCAGCGTAAGAATGCGCTTGCATTACCTCCTGCATCATTATTTGAGCGACAGCCCCGGCATTCTGCATCCTACCGTTAAATTCGGCATGTGCCCTGCTGTCGTGGAACCCGGGGCGGCGAGCCGCAGCCATAATCGCTTGTCTTGCTTTTCGCATCAAGGCGAACACGTTGCCATCAGGCCCTTGCAGATCGACTTCAATAACAGGTTTATCCATATCAACTCGGTAATTGGTTTTCTCGAATAATGAGCGGAATCTGCACGATCCGCTGCGGCTTCACCGTCCGGGGCTTGCGCAGGATCGCCTCCAGTTTCGGAACGAGGGTCTGCAATTCGTCGATGGTCAGCATGCCGAACGGTTTGCCGGCAATGCGCGGGTCGAGGCAGAATTCGTTGACGGATCCGAACGTCCGGTCGGCCGTATCGACACCGAGCCGCTGCATGCGGTTCAGTGCTGCCGAGCGGGCTTTGCGCAGCCGTTCCTTGTACTCCGCCGAAGTTTCTCCGAGTTGCTTACCCGTCTGGAGACATTCGCACATCTCTTCATACTCGGCCGGAGTCATATCCCGCAGCGATGCCGTGCGTCCGGCGGTGAATTGCGACACCAACACCTCCTTGTGCCGGTCGAGGTCGATGCCTTTCGCCTTGGCGATGGCATAGAACCGGGAGTAGTTACGCTTCTTCCTCATGGGTCCGCGAGTTTTCGTCCGACTCGATCAGGGCTTGCGCGGAAAAGGTTTCCGCCAGGAAGATGCGCATCCGCCGCTGGCGGGCAATCAGGTATTCGAGGGTCGCGCCCTCGCTCTGCCGCCAGTCCGGGAGCATGTAGATTGCGTCGGAGCGGAGCAGCAGAGCAACGTCCTTACCCATCTGGTCGGCCCACTCGGCCTCCAGAGGCAGGCCGTTGCGGAGCGGGCTGACCGGCTCGAACCCGAACCGTCGTATTTTCGTTTCTGCCGCCTGAAATTTGGCGATCACTTCGCTGATCGGCAGATCGGTGATCTTGCCGCTGATGTAGATTTTCTGGATATTCATAGGTCAATCTTCGATTATACTGCTGTCATGTAACAATTCCTTGTACCGGCGATCCCGCGCCGTCTTCGTGTCGAATTTTTCAAATGTGCGCCATTCGGAAAATCCGAATTGCTTATGCTTGATCCGAGGTGTCGGCTGATCGTCCTTTCGGATGAGCATGAAGCCGGCCTTCATCACTTTGTTTTGCGAATCTAAATTCATATCGTTTCGGTTTTAATGGTTTACCCCCCCCCAGTAGCGCTGCGCGCCCTCCTCGTAGACGGTGCATTCGCCCGTCGGACCGATGAAGCGGCCCTTGCTGAACGCCTTGTATCCCTCGACCCAGATTTTCAGCGCAGCGTCGTACATTACTTTGGTTGCCGTGCGCCCGTCCGGACGCTTGCCGTCAGCATGGCTGACGAAGATCAGCAGCTTGTTGCGGTGGCGTTCCTTGAAGGCGATATACTCCTTGTACGACATCTGCGTGTACTGGAAGGAGTCGATCACAGCAAAGTCCGCCGAACGTGGTTTCGAGAGTTTCTCGTCGAGTTCCTCGGGAGTCATCCGTCCGTCGATCTGGAACCGGCTGCCGCACTCGGTCATGTTGTACCGCCGCAGCGTCTCCTGCATCGTCAGATCGACGCCCTCCTCTTTCGAGAGATACAGCCCCCGCAGTCCCTGCATGCAAAGCGCCCGGCAGAACGAGACGACGGCCGAAGTTTTGCCGTTGCCGGAGTTGCCCCAGAAGAACACCACTCCCGTGCGTCCGATCTCGCCCACGCAGTCGTCCCAGATTCCTCCTGGGCGAATCGTTCGGTACTTGATCGACAAAACCTGCTTGGCTGATAGTGTCCGGCTCATTTGAATTGCGTTTGAAGGGTGTTTGAACGGGGTTTACTGCTGAATTTGGGCGAGTTTCTTGCTCTTGTGGACGGACTTGCGCACGCGGCGCATGTCGTAATACTCCCGGACGGTTTTCTTATCCCACGGGTTCGCCGCCTTTTCGATCACCGTCCGGGCGTCCTTTACAACCTCGTCGATGCTGTTCTCGGCATCCAGCCCGTTGGCGCGGCAGACGGCCGAAACCTCGTAGCGGGTGGCCGGGGTCAGGTCGATGAACCGGCGGCCGATGCGCGAGAAAATCTCGTCGTAGCCCTTTTTGTCATAATCCAGCCCGGTTTTCATGCGGCGCTTGATGTACTCCGTCGAGAGGAAGATGATCCCGCAATGCCCCTCGAGCGCGTTGTAAATCGAGATGAAGTAGTAGAACACCGTATCCATCAGTTTGTCGCCCTCGTCGAAGATGAGCAGCGGCCGGTCGAGCACCTGCAGTTCGTCCGTGACGGCCTGGAGTTTTTCCCGCAGGCTGTCCTGATTGAGTTTGATGCCGATCACGCGGGCCATCTCCCGAATGAAGTCTCCGCGCCGCATATCCTCGGAGCAGGAGATCACGAACACGTTATCGTGCGCGGCCGCATACTCGTGGGCCGTGGTCGTCTTTCCGATCCCCGCGTTGCCGACGACCCACGACACGTTCTGGTTCGCCTGGGCATCCGCCATCAGCAGCATCAACTCCCGATAGGCCGCAGTCTCGCAGATCGCCCATTCCGCCGGTGTCGCCGGGGCGACCTGCGAGCGGATGCGCAGGAACATTTCGTCCGAGATGTTCTCGAACCTGCCGTTCACGATCGTGCTGATCGTCCCGGCACTCATTCCCTTCAGGGAGTTCACCGCTTTGTTCTGGCTGGGGTACTTGGCGACATACGCCTGCAACTGGGCCTGAATGGCTTGTTTTTCTTCGAGTGATAATTGTTTCATATCGTTTGTTGTTTGGAATTTACATTCGGTTGAAAATCGCCGTCGCATCGTAGTCCATGTTGCTGACGGCTTTGGTGTATTCGCCGACGGAAACCGGCTCTGTGTCCGGCTCGGCCGGCAGAACAGTCACTGCGTCGGCCAGGCGTTCGAACTCCTTTTCGCTGATGCCCTTGATCGCCGGGGTGCGCAGTCCGTGCTGCTCCGGGGCCACCCCGTGCTCCAACTCCAGCGCATGCGCTTCGATCTGGCGGCGCACCCGTTCGCGCTTGTTCATCTCGTCGTTCAGCCGGATCAGCTCCATGTCGCCCGGCTGCTGTTCCTGGATATTCCGGCGAACGGCCAGATAGGGATAGGCCACCGTCTCGTAGCGCAGGCCCATCGGCGTCTGGGTGTAGAGCAGCGCCCGGCCCATCCGCTGCGGATCGAACCGCACGAAGAACTCACGGCCGGTGTTCTCGCGCCGCCACGCGTAATCCGGGCGCCCGTCGGCTGTGAGTACCTCGTAGGTATATTTCTGATTGCGGTACTGAATGGTGATGCCGTCCGCCGTGAAAAGGCTCGGCTGCTCGGTGGTCAGCCAGAACAAGTCGATCATGTCGATCTCCGAGACGATCTCCGTCGCCGGGTTGATGCTCGCACGGTACATCTCCTCGTGAGCGACGCCCGTTTCGAAGTGCGCCATCGCATTCCATTTACTCCGGGCGGCGGCATAGGCTGCCAACATCTCCTCGTAGGTGAAAAGCGACGCTTTGTTCGCTTCAAGGAATTCGCGGTTGATTTTCCAGGCTTCCTTCGACGACATATTGCCGCCCGTGAAACGCCAATCCTCGTGCAGCACCTGCCCCTGGAAGCGGCCGAACACCGACTCGATGGTCTTCGATGGACCGTTGTACGGAGCCGTCGGGCGGGTGATCCGGCTGATGCCGGCGAAGAACTTTTGCGCGAGTTTGCTCCGCTGGCCGCCCTGGTTGTCGGTGACGATCTCATAGGGTTTGTGTCCGGCCGTCTCGACGGCCATGCGGAACGCCGCGAACTGGGCGTCGAAATTCTCGGTTTGACTGATGCTGTAACCCAACAGCGTCTCGCTGTATGCGTCGATCACCTCATAGACCTGCACCGTGCGGACGACCAGTTTGCCACCCTCATAGGCTTTGTAGTAGAGGTTGAGTTTCGTACCGTCGCCGTACCACAGCGAATCGCGCATCGACGGCATCTCGGTTTTGTTGTGACGCGCGAAGAGTTGCTTGGCCGCCAGTTCGCCATAGACCGCATCGTACCACAGCGGTTTCACCTCCGGGCGTTCGAGGTACTGCACCAGCGACGAGAGGGAGTTGAGCGGCTTCCAGCCCCGTTTCCCGGCGATGCGGTTGAACTCGGCGAAAAGTTGCCGTGTAGTATAAACCGGCACGCGGCTGCGGCGCAGCGCAATGATCTGTCGCCCGGCGGCCTGCGTGATCTTCAGAGTGTTATTGTTGCAGAACTTGCCCGAAACGAGGCAGCCATAGCCCTCTTTCGAGTACTGGCGCAGTTTGTCCCGCAGGCGCGCCTCGCTTCGGGGCAGCGTGTGCCCGTAGATTTTGCGCAGCTGCTCGGCCGTGGCAAAGAGGTTCGACCAGATCACCGGCGTCGTGTTGTTGCAGGCCCGCCGCATGGCCTTCTGCGTGTTGAGCATCTCCCGCAGGGCATTCAGCACCCGCGCGTTCAGCGTGTATTCTTCCTGCTTGTCGAGCGGCAGGTGTTCGCCGTTGGGCAGCAGGTGATCGTGAAAGTATTTCTGCGCCGCCGTGTCGGCCGGCAGCGCGGTCTGTTCCTGCTTCATTGTCTTTTCGGGATCACCGTATTTTGCTTCGAACCGCTGGCGGAACCGTTCCGGGAGCGAATAGTACTCGATGAGGGCATAACAACCCAGGCCCTTGCCCGGGCGGAGAACATTGATGCGATTGCGAATGACCAGTTTTTTATAATTGGATTCTGTCATCACCGCCTCGCCGTCGTCCGACCGGGTAAGCTCGTGCATCGTCACCGCCAGTATGTTTCCGAAATATTCCATCGTTCGCATTTCTATGTTCCCGCGCCGGTATCGCTCCGGGCAACGCCTCCGCGTTCGCGGGAAAACCATCATATTTTATCCACTCGCAACCCCTCAGGAGTCATAGCAAGCGAATAGCCGCTCTTTACGAGGTCGTTCACCAGCGGCGGCGCGCATCGGGTGACATGGATCAGAAATTCCGTAGAGCCGAGATTGCCGACAAAGTGTCTCAGCGTGCCGTTGACGCATATCGTCGTCGAGCTGTGCCGTGCGATGATGTCCATCGCCTCGGTGAAATGTTCGTGGATCATGACTTATCCGTTTAATGAGTCCGATAAGTTCTGCGCCTCGAATACGATATTGCCCCAGTCGCGGATTACCACATTCTCGTATGTTTTAATCTTCTTCCCTTTGTGGCAAATCATCGCCATGCATGCGTCATTGTCGAATTCCACCCGAACGCCGTTCGAAAAGGTTTGAATAATGCGCTGTACCTGACCGTCGTCACCGCGGACATAGTCGATCTGGCAGTTGGGCATAAAGCCGTCGGTAACATCAATAGGGCTGATAACCCGCCCACCCATCTCCGGAGATAGGGCAAGGCTGCGAATCCGCCGGGCCAGGTCAGAATCGGTCTGAAAGGTAAGAGCAGCCCAGACGGTCACGGCGCTCACCTTGAATACACGCCTCAGACGTGCTTTCTGCTCTCGTGAAATGTCTATGTATTTCATATATTATGGATTTGTATTTTTTTTCACTACATTTACCACGTCTTAAAACATTAAGACACGGCAATATTAGTAGTTTATTTTCTAATATGCAAGTAATT